CCGGCTCGCGGCGCGGGTGGCAATGGAGATGATGTCATCCGGGATGACGGCAAAGCCGTGGTCGTAAACGATCTCGATGATCTGAATGCCCACGGCCCAGTAAGCGTCTATGCGATGCAGGATGCCGTGCTGGCCCAGCTTGTAGTCATCGTCCACCACCAGCAGATCCCCGTCCTCAGTCACCGATGTCAACGCCGTCACCGGCAACTCTGGCAGAAACAGCCGTGCGCCCCCGACGCAATCGAGGATGATCGTCTCCCCGGCCACGGCCTCAAGCACCTGGTGGGTGTAGTTTTGGATCGCCGCCGTGGCCTCGGTAATGGCCCGGTGGGCCGCAGCCAGCTTCAGCGCCGGAATGCCGATCTGCAGGAACTGCTCGATGTCGGACACTGTGCAGAACATGTTCAGCCGCCTTTATTGGGCGCTTGCTTGCGCATCTTGTTGGGCGCCGGCTCAGCCTGTTTCGGCGGTGCGGGAATCAGCCCCAGCCGGACGGCCTCTTCCTCATGCCACTGCTGCCAGACGCCCGGCGTTATCTCGATGCGGATCATCTTCCCTGCCCGCGATTGCACCGGCAGGTCACTCAGGATCATCGTCTCCACATAGCCCTCGCTCGTTTTCATTTCCCGCTCCTTGCCCGCATCCGCGCGAAACGCTCTTTCGTCTTTTCCTCCTGGCCCTCTGGACAGGACACGAACACGTTCGGCCCGATCTGCACCCGCACCATGACCTGCTGGTGGCTCATGGCCCTGGAACGCGCCGTGCGCGCATCCTGTTCGGCGCGCTTCTGCAGATCGGCCAACCAACTGCGAGGCAAGGCGCAGAAAAGCGGCTTGACCAGGTAGAGCGCCCGCAGGAAGGCCAGCCGTTCGTCGCATCCGACCCCGTTTCCGTCGCCGCACTCGGCGCGCCAGGTCTCCAGGAAGCGACGGCCGTCGGGGCTATCGCGCACGAACAGCAACTCATGAGCGTAGAGCAGTACTCGCAGGTCGCGGATCACCGCCTCCGTCCGCTTCTGGTCGTGGGGGCCCCCCTGGTCTTTGGCCAGCACCCCGTAGCGCCAGAGGGGCGCGGCCACGTCCCAGCGCTCCAGCAGGTTGAACCCCACGCTCAACAGGTCCGACGGCACACAAGTTTCGGGCGCAACGAATAGGGTGTTTTCCCAGGGCAGCTGCCAGTCTTGCGCCAGCTGGACATCAACTCCGATCTTTCTTGCCGCGCCTTGCACTACCAGGTTCGGTTGCCTGATAACGATCCCACTCTTCACGCCGTCTCTCCCTCGCGCCGGTAGAAGCCACACATCCCCACTTGCCTCGTGTCAACAATCCGCACGTCGGGCGGCCGGCCCAGCTTTGCGGAAAACTCGCCGATAGCCCGATAGCAAGCCTGTACCGGCGGACTCCCGACGGGCGACCAATCGTGCAACAGCAATAGACCGCCTACAGTCAACCGGTTGAACCAAGGCAGGTCCCGCGTCAACTGGTTATGGTCGCCATCCACATACACCACGCTCAGGTCTGGCCCGGTGTAGGCGGCCAGATAGTCCCAGGATTTCACGATGCGAATGGCCACCTGGCGGCCGGCTAGCACAAGAGCGGCTCCCGCTGCCTCTGGACTGTGTATCGTCAGCGTAACGACAGCTGACCGCGGACAGGCCATAGCCATCACCAGCGCCGACTTTCCCTTGTAGGTGCCGATCTCCAGGATAGGAGCGCCGTCGTACGGCCGGGCCAGGGCATACAACCAGGCGAGTTGCCAATCCAGCATCAGGCCCTCGGCATGGGCGACGGCGGCCAGCATCGCGCTCAAGTCTTCTGTGCAATGCGCTTGCGCCTCAGCCAACAGATGCTCGCAGTCGCCGGTCACTCGGATCGTAGATCCGCTCATATCCGCCATCTCTTCCGGTCTATCGGCTTCCCCAGCAACTCCGGGCCGGTCTCCCACAAGCGCCGCCCGTGCCCCCTGTGCTCCGAGAGCGGGAGGGCAACCAGTAGCTGGCCGTTCTTTACCAGTCGCCGACAAACGGCGCGGTCGTAGCGATGCGAATCGTCGTGTACCAGATCCTTGATCTGGTCCCATAGCGCGGGCCGAAATGACCATGACGCGCCGGGTAATGAGTCTCGCCGTAACCCGCGCTGGCCGCCGAACTCAATCGCCCCCCGAATGGCCGACCATCTGTACACGGTTTCCAGATACATCCCGCACAGCGCGACCGTCCCCGGTGCGTCTCTCCAGAAGGCGACCAACCGCTCAAGCCAACTCTGGCGATACTCGAAATCATCCCCACTGAAAACGATCAGGTCAGGGGCAAACCCTAACGCCGCCTCTGTAGCCAGCCTGAACCCGTACCCGATCATCGGGTTGCCAGTGGCATTCAGGATGATCTTCCCTCCCATCTTGGCCGTCGCTGCAACCGTGCCATCCGTGGATCCGTTATCCACCACGATCCGCTCATACGGGTATGCTGTCCGTTTCAGGCTACCGATTGTGCGCCCAAACAGATCGATCCGGTTGTAGGTGAGCACCGCAACTGCGACCCTCATCGCATGACTCTCCTCACGTTTCGGACGGATGCCCACGCCGTTGCCCCATCGAGTCTCCCGCGTATCATCTTCGCCCATCGGCGCGCCTGGCCCACGTGGTGCCTGATACCCGCGGTGGTCAGGTCTCGGCAATGGGGTACGAACGTGTTCCACTCCAAGCCCAAGAGCCAGAGTTTCAGAGGCCCCGTATAGAGCGCCCGCAGTAGCGCCCCCTGATCGCGCTCCACGTACTTCTCATACTCCATGAGCCATCGGATGAAGAAGGCCGCTACGCGGTCACATCGCCGAAAGGCCCACACGCCCCCATTGAGGGGCAGTACATGCAGTGAGCCGGTTACTGCCTGTATGGCCGTCATTTCGTTCGCGCCGGCCCGCCGACTGAAGGAGTGCAGCGTCGGGTCCAGGTCAGTACAGATCACGAACTCCCAGCCGTCGGAAAGCCACTGAAAGAACTGGGGCACAGGCGCGACCAGCTCCGTGTCAGCGTCCAGATAAAGCGCCATATCCCAGTCAGCGGGGCACAACTCGTAAGCGCGCAGCTTGACGCGCCGGCCGCCAATGTCCGAGTCGTACTCATCGAGAAAGATGTCCTCGATGCCAAGCGGCCCGATGTCCGATTCCAGTATGGGGATGTCAGGATGCTCTTTGCGCCAGCGCGCCGCGCTTTTCTTCCCCATGCCCGCCAGGGCGATAGGGATGTCAGGCATGTACTTCTTGATGCTTTTCAGCAAGCGCACGGCTGCTTCCCGGGCCGGGGCACCGAAGGCGACGACGAATATCCCTCTCATGCCGTCCCCAACATCTTGGCCACGGCCCTGTCATTGTCCCGGCACCACGCCTCTACTGAGTACGGCGCAGTCACGGCCCGCAGCGCCTCACGATTCACGGGCTTGTCCGGGAACGCGGCCTGCTCTACGGCATGAATCAATCCCTTGAGATCCCCCTTCGGATAGCGATAAACTCCCGTACAATCCCCCAGTTCATCGAGAATGCCAACGTTTTGAGGGATAACGACCCGAACGCCGCAGGCCAGAGCCTCTAGCGGCGGCATGGGGATGCCCTCTACGCGGCTCGGCACGACCAACACGTCCAAGCTCTGGTAGAAGCGGGGCATCAGCGCCCATGGCAGCCGCTGCGTCGGCACTGGCCAGCCTCTACCGCAGGCTTGCCAGGTCACTCGCCCGGCGATGGGTGCTTTCAGCAGCCCGCGCACCAGGTCCTCCCCCTTGCGATGGTTGGGATAGGTATACCCAGAGAACCCCACCACTGATCGCCCGCCATTGCGCCGGGGCACGATCGTGAACATCTTGGTATCCAGCGGCGGCGCGCATTGCGCCGTCAGTCCATGCGCGGCCAACGCCCCGGCATATAGTTGGCAGGTGGCGATGCGCAGATTCACCTTCCCCGCCATCTCATCAAAACAGCGCGCCTTGTCCCCGCCGTCCTCCTCCCGGTGGGTGAAGTAGGCCGCTGTGGGAACCTTGGGCCACGCCTTCAGCTTGTGCAGCCGGTCGCCTTCGAAGTAGGCCAGCAGGTACACGGCATCGCATTTGCCATCAGGCCCCGAGCTCACGGACCAGCCCAGACCATCACGGAGGTACCGCGCCATCCGCGGAAGGACTCTATCATCCATGATGTTCTGGCAGATCACGTGAACTCGAGGCCCCACAGCACAACTCCTTTGCTAGAGCAGATCCACGAGCCACACAGCCTGGGGTCGGATGATCCCGAAGGCCGCCCGGAGTTCAGCCAGGAAAGCCACGATATTTCTCACGAAGAAATCTGCGTGGCTATCGCTCACCTGGATGCTCGCTCGCTCACGGTCCCACACGACCACCTTGCGCCAGTCAGCCAGGATGGCCCGGCCTGCGGCCCAGCCCGCGCATTGCACCACCGGGTAGCCCCAGAGGCGGGGCTGGGTGTTGCCGAACGGTCCGCCGCCATAGTACTGGTTGACCAGATCCTGGGCGGTCTCGATGGCCTCCCAGTCCGTGGGGTTGAATACCCAGGCCGTGGGAGTGGCCAGGCCGAACACCTGGATGTTGGTCACGGCGCGGCGGGTCGTGGCCAATGCGGTGCCGATAAAGCCCTGGCCCATCACGCCAGGATAGTTGGTGATCCCCAGGAAGTTCTCGCCGACGCCGTTGCCAGCAAGCACCTGATCCTCCAGCTTCTCGGCCAGATCGTCGCGCAGTTCGTTGTCGATGATCCCGCGGATCTGCGCGGCGTCGGACAGGGCGCGCTTGGTGGCCGCGATCCACACGGCGATGGTCTTCACCGCTTCCCAGACTTTCTCGAAGTACGTCGCGCCCTGGGGCTTCAGGCCCTCGACTTCGCCGGTCGCGCCGGTGTAGACCTTGACGTTCGCTTCGGGCGTCGGCGCGGCCTCAGTGACCTGCTTGGTCTGGCGGACGAACTCCACCAGGTCGGAGGTCGTGGTGCGTCGGTTGACCAGATCCATCACCGTGAGGGGCCGGCGGCCCAGCGCCTCGTAGATCCCGGTGTAATCTGGGTTGACGAACGCGCCGGCCGAGAGGTCGTTGGCCCCGGTGATCAGATCCTTGAACTCGACCGGCGGAGAGATGAGCCCCTTCGCCTGGTCGGGGATCTGCCCTGAGGGGGCGATGCGGGAAAGCCAGTCCTTGAACTGCGGCGCTTCCACGAACTGCTCGCCGATGGTCTTGCCTCTGCCGGGCCGGACAGGTTCCTGTTTGCTCGGGGGCGCATCGTTCAGGCCGATGCCCGCGCCCAGATCGAGGATCTGCTTCCTGAGCTCCGCATCGCCCTCAGCCAGCTTGATCGCGGCCTTGAGCTTGCCGGCCTCGGTCATATAGCCAGTCACCTTCTGGCGCTCCTCGGCGGTGAAGTCGCGCTTCGCCTCCTCCGCCACATCACAGATGTCTCGCGCTGCTTTCAGCGCGGCCATCAGTTTCTCTTTTAGCTCTTTCACGTTGTCTCCTATTCGCTTTCCATAAGATCGAGTGCCACACGCGCCGCGAGGGTGCTTGACTCCGAACTCCTCGGCGTGACCTTCCGGTCCTTGCCTTGGTCCGTGTCGTCGCCGTCGTGGTCGCTATCGTCAGCTGCTGTCTCCAGCAGTCCGGCGTCCTTCAGAACCTCATTGAGCGTCTCCAGCGCAGCCATGATGCGCTCGGCGTTGCGCCGGGCCAGCACGCGGCCGGCCTTGGTCTTGCCCGTCGCGGCCTCAAAGGTCGCCCCATCATGGGTATCGCAATGGGCGCGGGCCTGCGCCTCGGTCCACGAATCAGACGGGTAACGGTAGGCTTGCTCGGTCATGCTCGTTTCGTCCTTGAGGCGGCCCACGATGATCGAGTAACGCTTGCCCTCGTGCTCGCGCTCGGTTCGGCGAAAAGTGTCGGCCTGGAAATCACCCGGCTGACGCAAGCGGCAGGCGTGTTCATTGGGATAGGGTTTCGTGTCTGACTTGATGGCCGCCGTGCGCGTGTCCACCCCGGCCCCTTGCATCACCGGCGCCACCTCGATCACCTTCATCTTGCGTAGGAAGCGCACGTCCTGGCCGTCGAATTGTCCGGGGATAGAGTCGTTGATCTGGAAGCCGTAGCTCCATTCCTGCAGATCGCCCATGCCCTTGACCACGTTGTAGTGCTCTTTGCCAGTCTCGGTCTCCAACAGGAATTGGCCGTCTACCCAGGCTTCCTTGCCATCCGAGTGGATCGTCCCACGGCCCACAGGCAGTTGATCCCATTTGTGGCCCCAGGCAGAGATGCGCACCGGCTGCCCTTCCTCGAACGCGCCGGGCAGGGTCACGTCGCCGTCAGCGTCTTTGATGTTCAGTGTCGCAAAGATGGCCCTGAACTCGCCGGGCTGCCCGTTCTGTTTGAAATCCGTTCGCCCACGGAAGAACTTTCTGTCCATTATTCCCTCCCGAATGTCACCGAACACCGACAATTCGCGTTGTTCTCAGCGCCCCCTGCGGGATCCCCAGGCCATAACTGGCCGTTGCTGAAGCGCTCATCCAAGGCCACAGTCTCGCCGTCCAGTGCGGCATGCGCCTCGCGGGGATTGGCGCTGTTCACATTCCATGTTTTCGTTTTCAGATTGGCCTGCTTCGCCCCCTCGAAAGAGCCGAACGTGCTCGCCGTGGTCACCTTGCTCGCGGCGATCTCCGGCGCGCGCACGTCGATGGCCAGGGAGAACAGCGCCAATGCGGCCGCCCTGGGCGCGTCATCCTTCAGCGCCTGGATCAGCCCGTCGCGGGTCGTGCCGTTGATCTCCTCAGCGGCGATGCGGCTGTTCTCCTCCAGCCAGGGGAGCATCCGGTCGCCGTCGAGCTCGATGTCCAGTTGATCAGCGATGTGTTTCGCCCAGACCGTGGCCGTGGCCACGTTGAGGCGGTAGATGTCATCGTGCAGTTCGCTATCCCAACGCTCTTCGTCCCATAAGTCGCCAATGGCCTGCTTGCGCGCCTTCTCTGGCACCTTGCCAACGATCGTGTCCTGCTGGCGCTTGAAATGATGGGCCATCACCTGGGTCCACTTGATCTCATGTCTGTCGCGTAAGCCGGGCTGCGATGGATCGATCTGGCCCTCACGGCGGGCCTTGGTTCCAGCCGTCAGCGCCTTCGGCGGCGGGGCGCTATCGCGCGGGCTGGCCTGGCCGCCAACCAGCACGTTGAGCGGCGTAACCAGCCGGTCGGCGTCGCCGCCCATCGAGGGCAGGTTCATGCGGGCGCGCGCCTCGTTAGCGGTCATCCATGGCCGGCCCACTGCGGATTGCAGCGCCGTCGTCTGTTCCTCAAAACTGCCCTGCAGTTTCTCCTGAATGTTGAACTCGACGTAGACCCCGGGCGTGGTGTTCAGATCGGGCAGCAGTTGTAACTCGATGTCGCCCTCGATCATCGCCAGCCAGGGCCCCAGGCTGTCCTGGTACAGGTTCTTGTGCTGCTCGCGGATGTTGGAAAACGTCGCGTTGTCCAGGATGCCGACCATCGGCAGCGGAATGTGATAGGCCCGGGCGCACTCTTCACGGGTCAGCTTGCGCCCTGCCAGGTACTCGGACTCTTGCGCGTTGAACGATGCTTCTTTCCAGGCCATGCCCTCTTCCAGGATGGCCGTCTTGCCACTGTTCTCGCTACCCGAATAGAGCGCCTCAAACTCGGCCTTGAAGCGCTCGCGGGCGTCCTTCGACCAGGTCGGCGCGTCCGCCGGGCGCTCGATGATCCCGTTCATCCGCGCGCTATTGGCCCAGAAGTGCTCCCGATAATCCCCGGCGGCGTGCTCCTCGGCCAGCACCCGGCGCAGCGTTTCCAGAGGACTGAGGCCGGAGACCGGATCCAACGGGTTGTAGCCGCGGAAGTGGACGATCTCGGTAGGCTCGAACGCGCGCAACTTGTCCGGCATGGAGACCTCGTAGCGCATCGGAACCACCGAGCCGTAGACTGTCACCCATGGCGGGGGCACGCGCAAGAGGGCCTTCGGCGGGCTGCCGACCTTGAGCCAGTAGGCGTTGAAGTAGATCCCCAGGTCGGCCATGAGTGATTCGACCAGGTGGTACCTGGTGACCTTGAACTCTGGTGGCAGTGGCTGCTCGATGAGTTTGGCCAGCGGGTGATCGCGCAGGCGCACGCGATCCGTCTCGCCCTTGCGCTGGAAGACGTGCAAGCCCAGTTGGGCGATGTTGCGGGCCAAAAAATCGACGCAAACTCTGACGTTTGGCTGCGTGCGGTATATCTCAGCATAAGGGTACGAATACGGGCCATACAGGTTCATGGAGCCGTAACTGTAGCTCGGTGACCAGGCCGTCTCTATCCCCGTCAGGCTGCCCAGGCTTTGCACAGTTGGCATCAAGTCACTCCCCGCCTATTGACAAGAGCCGCATTATATGCTATACTTCCCTTAGTGGCGTTATATCCATGTAGGGCAAGGAAAGGAGCATCATGTTGACGGCTATTGTGACGATCAAGGGAACGAAACCGCTGTTCTGGCACGCTTTTGGGCCAGAGACCATCCCGCTTGAGAAGCAGGAACGGACCGGCGTAGCCGGAAATGACCCGTCCGATTGGCGCAAGACCGTGCTTTGCACGAAGCAGGGCCAGCTTTATCTGCGCGGTGATTACGTGTTTGGCGCTTTTCGTGACGGGGCCAGGAACATCAAGAAGGGGCGGGGCAGCATTCAGCGCGATGTCACCGCCACATTGCAGGTGACGGATGATCGCGTCCTGGTTGATCGTTTCATGCCCGGAGCCAACGGGACTTACGATCTCGCTAAGGCCGACCTGCCCACGAATGACCCGGATGAGCCGGTCTATCTTGACGTGCGCGGGGTAGTGAATCCAGGATCGAAGCAGCGCAACGTGCGCTATCGCGTGGTCGCATCGCCCGGATGGGCCGCGACTTTCAACATCCAATGGGATGCCACGGTCGTGAGTCGTAACCAGATGCAGAGTGTCGCCGTTGACGCCGGGCGTCTTTGCGGTGTGGGCGATGGCCGCAATATCGGTATGGGCCGGTTCACCGTCGAATCTTTCGACGTTCAAGAACTCGGATAACCAGGCCCGGTAAGGCATGGCCGGGCACGGCTGGGCGTGGCGAGGCTTGGCTTGGTTCGGTCGGGCAAGGTATGGCATGGCAAGGCAAGGGTTCCTGTGCACAGCATCCTTCGTGGGGCGGGGCCACGACGCGGGAGTCACCGGGCAAGGTCTGGCAAGGCCGGACTTGGTAGGGCGCAGTGAGGCGGGGCCGGGTTGGGCGGGGTTTGGCGAGGCGTGGCAAGGAGACTGAATGCCCAAGAAGCGACAACCGAGAGAGATATGGGACGAAACGCGGCGTAAGGTCTGGGAACGGGATAAGGGATTATGCCAACGTTGTGGCAAGCCCGTCGCCCTAGAAGAGTGCCACATTGACCATATCGTCTCTGGCAAGCGGGGCACGAACCACATGAGCAACTTGAGAACGTTGTGCAGATACCACCATGTTCTCAGGGCAGATAACCGCCATCGCGGGATGATTGCGAGTGCATTACGAGACGGCATCATCCCTCCTGACTGGCGCGGGCTGGTTTGGGAGGGTTGACGGCAACGTGGCCGGGCCGGGTAGGTCTGGGTGTGGCCGGGCTTGGCCGGGCAAGGCAAGGGTTCGATTCTCATGGAGGCAGGAACCATGAAGCAGTTTCTCAGTTTCATCGTTGACTCGGAACTGTTACGCCGCATTGACGATTTTCGCTTTCGCTGGCGATTCGGCTCACGGGCCGATGCTATTCGCTGGCTACTTCGTTGGGCGCTGGCAAAGGACCCGCCAGTGGATCATTAGCCGGGTCTTCAGGGATATAGATGCCCCTCTCTAGTCCCGCGAGGCCCTCCGGTAGATATACCCATTGCATCTCGCTGATCTCTTCGGCGGGCATCCCCAACATAGCGAGCATCTTTTCCATCTCTCTGCGACGGGCAGCGCGGTCTTTGTTGTCCACCTCGTGCCACCTCAAAGGATCTGTAAGAAGCTCACGTTTTCTTGAAATACCACGACTTCCCCGTCCAACGGCGTGGTTTCCCCGCGCGCCTTCAGCAACTCCACATTCCGCAACACCAGATACCCGCCGCGCCTCTGCCACAGCACGCCGCGAAAGGCCGGAGAATCAGCGCCCTTCAGGTTCACGATCACTTTGCGCAACGTCGGGTAGCGGTCGAATAGCTGCACGTTTCTCCTCATTGGCCATCATCTTGCGGGCGCGAGCCTCGATGGTCAGCGCCTCGGCCTCGATCCGCGCCCGGCCCTGTGCATCGCGCGTCCGCAGCGCCTGCTTGCGTAACCGCGCGGCTCGCGCCAGTAGATCCGCTGCAATACGCTGTTGGCTCATGCCGTCTCCAATCCGTGATCCTCGTATGTGCTGCGTCTTGGTTTGGCCGCGCGCATCTGCCGATCCATCGCCATGAGTAGAGCCACAATACCATCAATTTTCCCTTGACTGGCCGCCTTGTCCGGCTTCAGACATCCCGCCGCATCCTGCTGCACGGCCACGTTATCGGCCATCCATGTCAGGATCGGGTTGCCCCCGTGATGCAGCTTTTTCAGCAACAGCCGCTTCTCGAACTCTTTGGTCAGCGGGGCAAACGACATGAATCCCTGACCCATGCCGTAGACCGTCAGCCCCTCATCCTGCAATTCCTGAGAGACGCCGTAAGCCTGGAAGAGGCGGTCGATGTTCAGGTCCACCAGCTGGTAGTGCCCGGCATCCTCCAGGATCTGCTTCTTGACGAAGGCATAATCCACCGCGTCTCCCGGCGTGGTCTGTAGCCAGCCATCCCGCGCCCACGCCTGGTACTGCGCCTGGTAGCGGTTGCCATCGTCGGTCAGCTTGGCTTCCGGGCACCAGAAGCGGGCGAGGATGTCCAGCGCCTCCGGGTCATCATCGTGCGCGAACACCATCACCCAAGCGGTCAGGTCAGAGACCGACGATAGATCCAGGCCCCCGTAGCACATCCGGCCATCGAGATCGGCCAGGTCCACTGTCCCAGCGTTCTCGTTCCACAACGCAACGTCGATCCAGCGGTCGGATTGCTGCGTCCACAGGTTCAGGTGCAGCCTCTTGAAGGCGTTCTGCGCCGCGGGCAGGTGCCTGGCTTTCGCCGCCTTGCGCGCCAGATCGTCGCCCTTGACCGACACGCCATAATTCGGGTTGGCCTTCACCCACACCGCCGGGTCGGTCCAGTCATCTGTTTCGTTCGCCGCGGCGATGAAGGCGAACCAGGAATCGTCCTGAATCGAGCCCTCCAACACCTGCCGGGAATACTCGTGATGCTCCCAGCAAATGCTCTGCCGGTCGTAGCCTGCGGTAGTGATCTCGAATAAGAGCGGCTGCCTTCGCGCGCCAGTGGCTGTCTCCAGCACGTCCACCACATCGCGGGTCTTGTGCGCGTGTAGCTCGTCGATCAGCGCCCCATGCACGTTAAGGCCGTCCATCGTGTCGGCGTCGGCCCCCAGCGGCTCGTATTTGGAGGCGGTCGCCTCGATGTTAAGGTTGTTCTTGTAGACCCGAACCATCCGCGAGAGCGCCGGGCTGGCCTTGACCATCCGCGTCGCTTCACTGTGAGCGATGATCGCCTGGTCGCGCTTGGTGGCCGCGCTGAATATCTCTGCCCCCGGCTCACCGTCCGCCACCAGCAGGTAGAGGCCGATGGCCGCCAGGATGGTGGTCTTGCCATTCTTGCGCGGGCACTCCACATAGGCCACGCGATAACGACGCAGGCCGTCGCCCCGCTTCCAGCCGAACAGATCCCAGAGAAGGAACTGCTGCCACGGCTCAAGGCGGAAGGACTGCCCGGCCCATTCGCCCTTGCTGTGCTTGAGGAAGCCGAAGAATTGCAACACGTGCTCGGCAGCCGCCCGGTCGAAGTGCAGGCCGCGAGAGGCCGCTTCGTCCAGGTCGCGCGCGTGTCGCTCGATGGCCAGGCGCAGCAGGTCGCCGGTCGGAATAGACCGATCGATCACGCCTCGGATGTACGCTTGAACAGGATGAACGCTCAACGCTCTACGTCCTCTACTGGCTCATTGAGAAAGCGCACCCGATCCAGGTATGCGCTCATCTCGTCTACTGGCTTCGGCTCGGGAACGCTCAACCGGGAACGATCGCTGGGCGTCAGGCCGAAGCGGGCGGCGAAGGCGAGATATTGCGTCCAGCACTTGTGCATCTGAGCCACGGCCGGTCTCGGACCCTCGTAGCCCGTGGTCGTTGTCCTGGTCGTGGCCGTTTCCTTGACCGTGGTGATGGTGAATGTCCATCCGCTCTCAGCGATGTCCTTAACCGCCCGAACGTACATCGCCCACCACTGGCACCCGCCAGCGATCGCGCCGCGATCCAGAGCCGTGAGCAGCCCGAGCGCGCTGAGTTGGGGCACGATGCGATTCCACTCGCGCTTCGCCTCGGGAAGTAGCCAGCCGGGGCGCGTGGGGATGGCAGCGTCGGGCTGGGGTTCGTTCAGGGGCATACGATCTGGCCTGGCCGTGCCCTGTAAGCGCTTCAATTGAGTCGGTTTTCGAGGCCGTCCTGCCACGATACCCCCTAAAGGCATAATGACGGTGCATAAGGAAGCTAGATCGGAAGAGCACACGTCTGAACTCCAGTCACGAGACGATATCGCGTATGCCGTCTTCTG